GACGATACCGCTACAGCTTCAGCGTGGACTGGATCGTCCGCCGGTAACCACACCCCCAGAAACCAGCCCGCCGAGTGCGGGTTTTTTTATGCCCGACATTTGGAGAACGCCATGTCGATCCTTTCCCAAGGAACCCAGATTTACGCACTCGTCCCGCCTGTTTCCGGCACTGGCCCCAAGACCGTTCTCGCGATCGAATGCGCAACCGCATTCAGCCCAGGCGGCTCCCCGGCGGATCAGATCGAGGATACCTGCCTGGAGGATAAAGACCGCAGCTACAAGAAAGGTCTTCGCACTCCTGGCCAGGCCTCGCTTACAGTCAACGCTGACCCGAACAACGCCAGCCACATTCGCCTGCACCAGTTGTCCGAAGCCGACGGCGACACCACCATCGACTGGGCGGTTGGTTGGTCTGACGGCACCGCGGCGCCGACGCTCGCGCCAGCGGGTGCCGTTGACGCTGTACTGATCACTAACGGCGGTACCGGCTACACGACCGCGCCAACCGTCGCGCTGACCGGCGGCGGTGGTTCGGGTGCGACCGCTACCGCGACGATCGAGAGCGGATCCGTCACTGGCGTGACGATTACCAACCCGGGCACCGGTTACACCAGCGCGCCAAGCGTGGGCTTCACCGGTGGCGCCGGCACGGGGGCGGTGGCAACATCGGAAATCAACACTGTCGAGGGCTTCAACCTCCCAAGCTCGCGGACCTGGTTCACCTTCCGTGGCTACGTCTCCGACTTCCCGTTCGACTTCGCAGCCAACGCCGTGGTCAGCACCGCCGCAACCATCCAGCGTTCGGGCGGTTCCGCCTGGATTCGCAAAGTAACCGTGTAAGGGGCGACGATGAAACTGACTCTCGAAAGTTTGAAATCGGTCGGCGCCTTCACGGGCCGACCGGTGGAGAAGGAAATTAAATGGATGCAGGGCGATGATGAGCTCACCGCCACTGTATTCATTCGACCGCTTGGCTATCAGGCGGCTATCAGCGACGTCACAGCCTTGAACGGCAAGCATGACAGCCTGGCAGGACGTATCGCAGCCAGCGTTTGTGATGAAAATGGAGCTCCGGTTTTCACCGTGGCCGACATCACGGGTGACGCAGATCCGCAGCGGGGAGCACTTGACGGGCGTCTCACCGTTGCGTTGCTGGCCGCAATCTTCGAGGTGAACAACCTGGGAAAGACGACGAGCTCACCGGACTTGAAGAGCTCTGGCACGAGCTCGCCATCACCTTCAGCTGCACGGTCGCGGAAGCGCAAGAACGGTTGAGCTTGCGTGAGTTCAACCGGTGGGCTAAATACCGCAGGGAGCGCGGTTCCCTAAACGCAGGGTTAAGGATTGAGCGAAGCGTTGCGATCCTTTCTGCCATCTATGCCAACCGGCACAGCAAAAAAGGTGGCTTCAGTCCCACGGATTTTATTCCGCATGAGCGAGAGCGTGAGGTAGGCCTGGACGAAGCGATAGAGGCGTGGTCTTAACCAAATCACTACAGCATTTGATATCCTCGCGCCACTATTACGTGAGGGATTACCTATGTGGAAGTTATTTGCCGTTGCAGTTCCAGCTCTCTTCATTGCCGGTTGTGGGGAGCCAAAGCTTGACGGAAGCTCGGAAGCCGCTTTGAAAAAATCAGTGCAAGAAATCAGTCAGAAGCTTCCAGCAGACAAAAAAAACCAGTTCGAATCCGACCTTAAACTGATAGCTCTTACTGGGATGGATGTTCCGGCAATCATGCGGGGAGAAAAAAAGACGTCAGACCTAACGACAGGGCTTCTGTCCAGCCTGGATGGGAAGACAGTCGATGAAGTTTCTTCAGCCGCAACGGGCATTAGGATTGCGCGAGAGGCAAAGGAAAAAGAGCAGGCGATTATAGAAATCGAAGAGCTTAAAAAAAAGAAGGTAGATTCGGAGTTGGCAAAAAATGAACTCCGGAAATTCACGGTATCGAAATCCAGATTCTATCTTCAGGAAGAAAAATACTCTCCACGTCCCAAGCCTATCATCGAAGTCACCGTAAAAAATGGCATGTCCACCGCGGTTTCTCGTGCCTACTTTAAGGGCACCATCGCCTCGCCCGGGCGCTCTATTCCTTGGCTGGTGGAAGACTTCAATTACGAAATCAGTGGTGGTTTGGAGCCAGGGGAAGAACAGTCATGGACGTTGGCTCCGAATATGTTCAGCGATTGGGGAGAGGTAAACGCGCCTGCCGATGCAGTATTCACCGTAGAGGTCGTCCGTCTCGATGGTCCGGACAAAAAAACGATGTTTGGCTCAGGCCTGTTCACTTAATAAAAAAAAAAACGACTCGACCTCCTGACGACAAAATATCAGGGGCAGTAAAATAATCAGAACCCGCTTCGGCGGGTTTTTTATGTCTGGAGAACTGAATGTCCAGCAAATCACTCGGCACGTTAACGCTGGACTTGGTTGCAAAAATTGGTGCTTTCACCGGACCGCTGGACAAGGCAAGTCGGGAGGCAAAAAAGCGCAATGAAGAAATCAGCAAGTCTTTTAGCAGCCTGGCAAAAGGCGTTGGTACAGCGATAGGTAGCATCCCCGCGGTGCTGACTGCTTTGGTGGTGCACTCGGCGAGTGTGGCGAAAGAAATATCTAACCAGTCAGCGCTGGCGGGGCTGGGGACCACCGATTTCCAGAAATATGCGGCGGCCGCGAAAAGCGTTGGCGTAGAACAAGACAAGCTTTCCGACATCTTCAAAGACACCAACGACAAGCTTGGTGATTTCGCCAGTACCGGGGCTGGCGAGCTGAAAGACTTTTTCGAGAACATCGCACCAAAGGTCGGAGTCACAGCTGACAGCTTCAAAAAGCTGAACAGCAAGGACGCTCTGGCCCTCTACGTCACCAGCCTCGAGAAGGCAAACGTCAGTCAGCAGGAAATGACGTTTTACATGGAGTCCATTGCGAATGACTCCACTGCACTGGTACCGCTTCTGCGCAACGGCGGAAAGGCTTTTGATGAGCTTGGTCAGGCAGCTCTGAATGCCGGCGTGATCATGGATGAAAAAACCATCGCCGCTGCGAAGCAGTTCGGCATTGAACTGCAGGGTATGGGACAGTTCATCAGCGCTGGCAAGACGATGTTGGCGGCCGAGTTTCTGCCGGTGCTGGCGCAGTTCTCAAAAGACATCAACCAGTCCGCAAAGGATGCGGGAGGGTTGAGCGGAGTTGTTGGGGATCTTGGAGATAAGTTAGTAGAAACTTCGGCTTTCGTTATCAGCGCCGGAGACGGCGTAGTGCGTGTATTTGACATCCTTGGCAATACGCTGGTGGGCCTTTATTCCACTGCCGTGGCGCGTATGTCATCGCTGATGAGCAGCCTCGCATCGGGCCTAGCCGCTGTTACCCTCGGGGAGACGGCAGACCAATTTATTGCCGACAGCAAGCGGTTGAGCAACGAGGCATCTATAAATTTCAGCATAGCCGCGCAGGCCGCGGCGAGCATCGACGAAAGCCTTATGGCCCCGTTGGCAGGCGACAGGTTTAAGGAATACGTGCAAAACGCCAAGAAGGCTGCCTCCGAGGTCGCTGCGGCCACGAAGAACGTAACGCCTGGGACCGGCACCGGCATTGACGCCGTCGCTCGCGAAAAGGCAAAAAAGGCGGCTCAAGAAGCTGAGTCTGCTGCGAAGAAGATCAACGACACTTTCAGGAGCTCTGAAACTGACCTTCAGCGGCAGATCGCGTTGATCAACACGTCGGCGGATGCTCAGAAAAAGGCAACGGAAGTCGACAAGCTTCGCTTCGAGATCGCATCAGGCAAGCTCGTCGGCATCAATGCTGACCAGCAGAAGCGTCTACAAGGATTGGCCCAGGAACTGGATGCTCTCCAGAAGCTCAAGCTTGCGAACGAAGAGGAAGCAAAATCTGCTGCATTCCTGGCGAACCTGAAGGCAACGAATGCCACGACAAAATCCGGCTTTGACATGGAGCTGGCCGGGGCAGGGATGGGCGATAAAGCTCGGGATCGCCTCCAGCAGGACCTGGCGATCCAGCAGGACTACAACGACCAGATGGCCGACCTGCAGAAGCAGCTTAACGCTGGGGATATCACGGCGGATCTGTACGCTACAGAGACCGGCATGCTCAAGGATGCGCTGACAGAGCGCATGGAGCTGCAGCAGGAGTATTACGAAAGTCTTGATGCTGCCCAATCCAACTGGATGGATGGTGTCAATGAGGCCTGGGCCAACTTCTCCGATGTGGCGACTGATCATTCGCAGATGGCTGCGGACATGACCTCGACAGCCCTGGGCAGTGCAAGCAGCAATCTGGGGACATTCTTTTCTGATGTCGCAACAGGTGCTGAGGATGCGGGGGACGCTCTCGGCGATATGATTGCCGGCTTCGGGAAGTCGATGGTCAACGCTCTTTCCGACATGGCTGCGCAATGGCTGGTGTACCAGGCGGTACAGTTGATTGTCGGCAAGACCACACAAAGTGCAGCTGGCCTCGCTATGGTCGCGAACGCCCAGGCGACATCCGCTCAGGCTGCTCTGGCGGCCTATGCATCTACCGCTGCCATTCCTATCGTTGGTCCGGCGCTGGCCCCAGGGGCTGCCCTGGCTGCCCAGACTGCAACCATTCCAATGGTGGCGGCAGTATCAAGCGCCGCGCTCGCCGGTATGGCCCACGATGGCATCGACGCGGTCCCAGAAACCGGCACTTGGCTCCTTGAAAAGGGTGAGCGAGTAACCACCGCCGAGACCAGTGCCAAGCTGGACCGCACACTTGAAAGGATCAATTCGGCAGATGGAATGGCTTCCACTGGTAGTGCCTCGATCAGTATCAGTGCCCCAATCACGGTCCAGGCCCAGAAGGGCATGAGCGATAAGGAAGCCCAGCAACAGGGCGAATCAATGGGCCAGGCGTTCACCGCCGAGGTTATCCGCATCATTCAAGGTGAGACGTTGCAAGGCGGCGTTCTCTGGAGGCGTGTGTGATGGCTGAAACCTTCACTTACTGCATCCGTGTTGGTGCGGACGGCGACATTTCCCAACGGACCTGGGAGAACGAGTTCGGCGATGGATATACCCAGGCCGGCGGGATCGGGATCAACACGAAGTCGCAATCCTGGGATATTAGCGCTGTGGGCCGATTGGTCGCGGGCGATGATCTGTTGGGCATCCGCGACTTCCTGGATCGCCACGAGGGCTACAAGTCGTTTCTGTGGACACCGCCCGGCGGAACCCAGGGCAGATACAGCGCCAACGGCTACAAGCTGACTGCCGGCGGCGCTGGGATTATCACTCTGTCTGCGACCTTCAAGCAGGTCTATAGGCCCTGACCAACCTCGACCACTGACCCCGCCCCGTGCGGGGTTTGTTGTTTCTGGAGCCCCATGAATTACAACAGCGATATCCAAAAGCTCGAGCCAGGCAACCAGATCCGACTGTTCGAGCTCGACGCTACGCGCCTGGGCGCCAGCCTCTGGCGGTTCCATGGCCACGCCCAGGAGGGCGACATCATCTGGCAAGGGCAGCTGTATTCCCCGCTCCAGATCACGGCCAAGGGATTCGACATCCGCGGCGATGGCCGGCCGGCATCCCCAACCCTGCAGATTGCCAACGAGCTTGGCGGCGTGCGGGGCGCGATTACTGCCCTGTGCTTGCAATTCCGGGACTTGGCGGGGGCGAAGTTCACGGTCATCGAAACGTTCCGGCACTACCTGGACGCGGCGAACTTTCCTGACGGCAACCCCACGGCCAGCAACCAGAGCAGGCGAAACCTTTGGTACATCGAGCAGAAGACGGAGGAGTCCTTTGACTCGGTGACCTTCGCCATGTCGAGCCCCACAGACATGGAGGGCCAGATGCTGCCGTCGCAGCAGATCACCAAGCTTTGCCGTTGGGCGTGCCGTGGTGGCTACCGCGGTGAGGCTTGCGCTTACACCGGTACCGCCATGTTCACCAAGAAGAACGAGCCCACCGACAACCCGGCCTTGGACCAGTGCGGCGGCTGGTGGAGCAGCTGCAAGCTGCGGGCAAATACGCGCCGGTTTGGCGGTTCCATGGGCGCAAGCCTGATCGCGAGTTCGAGGTAACCCATGCGCATCAACCAAAAATTGCAGGACGAGATCCGCGCCCATGCGGAGCGTGTCTATCCGGGCGAGGCGTGCGGGCTGCTGGTCAAGACCCCCGCCGGCCGCCAGTACGTGCCGTGTACCAACCGGGCGAAGTCGGCGCGGGAAAATTTTCAGATCGACGAGCGCGACCAGGCCGCGGCCGAGGACCTGGGCGAAGTGCTCGCCATTATCCACAGTCACCCGGACAAGGCGCCCACGCCGAGCATGGCCGACCGCGTCAGCTGTGAGCTGCATGAACTGCCCTGGGGCATCGTTGGGTGGCCGGGTGGGGAATTCGCCTGGTTCAAGCCTGCAGGCTTCCAGGCTCCGTTGCTGGGTCGTGATTTCTCCCATGGTTTGCTGGACTGCTGGGCCGCGTGCCGCGATTGGTATGCGCGTGAGGCCGGCCTGCAACTGCCGAACTTCGAGCGCCAGGACCTTTGGTGGGAAGATGAGGCCGGCCCGAGCCTCTACGAGGACAACTTCAAAGCCACCGGTTTCCACCATGTGGAGACAGCTCAGCGCGGCGACATGCTGGTGCTCCAGGTTCCCACACCTGGCCGGCCGTGCTTTCACCCGAACCATGCAGCGATCTACCTCGGCGACAACCCATCGTTTTCCAGCGAGCCGG